CGGCCGGCGCATCTAAGGATGCGCTGATGCGCCGCGCGGCGAGCTACCTCGACAACGTGTACGCGGCCAGGTGGAAGGGCGACCGTTCGGTGGGCGCGCAGGCGCTAGCCTGGCCACGGACGGGCGTTTATGACCTGGACGGCTACACCGTCGGCTCCGACGAGATACCAACCGAGCTCGGGTACGCGCAGGCAGAGGTCGCCAGGCGACTGAAGGCCGGCACCGACCCATTGAGCGATCTGGAGCGCAGTGGGCACGTCAAGCGCGAGAAGGTCGGCGAGGTCGAGGTCGAGTACCTTGACAGAGCATCTGGCGACACAGATTTCCGGCAGGTCGATGGCTTACTGCGCCACTTCCTGCAAGGCGGTGGCACTACCGTCGAGGCGGTGCGCGCATGAGCGACCGCCTGATTCTAAACGAGGCGCTGACAGGGACAAAGGATGGGGTCAACCTAACCTACACCGTCGCCTTCACGCCCTCAGACACCACGAAGCTGGCCATTTATTTCGGCACCCCTGGCGTGCGGCTGGAGCAATCGAGCGGCACGCTCACGCCTGACCAGTATTCGATCAGCGGCACGACGATCACGGTGGGGCTCGCCCCATATTCGACCGACGCTCTGGTCGCCGATTACCCGACTCCCGGTGCATCGCTCACGACCAGCCTGGTGCGAAACGAGCGGCCAACGGGCAGCCTTGTGACCTGGACGCTGGCCAATACGCCATACGACGCGGATTCTGTCGTGATCTGGGCCGGCACGCCCGCCGTCAGGTTCACCCGAGTCACCGGCACGCCTTCAGCCAACGAGTTCTCGATTTCGGGCGCTGCCATCACTTTGGGGACATCCCTGACCGCGACCGACGGCATAACAGTCGATTACCTGGCGACGATAGCACCCACACTGGCAGCCACGACCACCGGGTACAGCGACAAGGGTACTTTCTACAAGGGGCTGAGATCAACGGCCGCTCGCCTGTTGGCTAGCTTTGGACGCGATCTTGAGCTTCGGCACCGTGCCAGCTCCTCCTACTCGCCAGACAGCGGGCTGGTGACGACCACCGAGAACGCCATCAGCTTCCGTGGGGCTGTGATGCCGATCAGTCGCAGCCTGGTCGATGGCACGACCATCCTGGCCGACGACCGGACGGTGCTGGCCGTATTCGACTCGAGCCCCCTGGTGGACGACCGGGTGCGGATCGACGGGACTGATTTCCACGTCATACAGGTACAAGCGACGAACCCTGGCGGCACCGCCGTCATGCATTCACTGGTGATCCGAGCCTGATGGCGATGCGCGACACAGTTCGGGGCATGGAGCTCGACCTGAAGAAGGCGGCAGCCCTGCTCGACTTGAGCGTGGCCCTGGTGACGAAGAAGGTGTTTTTTGACCTCGTTGGCGGCGAGAACGCGGAAGAAAACAAAGGGATAATCGCGGGAACGCCGGTCGATACAGGCACCGCGCGGGCTAACTGGCAGGCTGCACAAGGCGGCAACCCGACTGCCGCGATTAAGGAGTTCAGCGGCTCGGCACAAAAAGCGGAAAATCAAGCTCGATCCACGGGGGACACCCTGGTTTTCTCCGACCCATATTCGACTTACTGGTGGTTGAACGGCTTGCCGTACATCGAAGCCCTAGAGTTCGGGCACTCGACCCAGGCTCCCGAGGGCATGGTGCGCCTGTCAATGGAGCGCGTGCAAGCCGAGTTTGACGAGTTTATCGAAGAGGCGACCAGTGAGGCAGGGTTATGAGCTTCGCTGCCGAGCGCACCTCCATCGAGGCGCGGTTTGCGACCGAGTGGGCTGCGACCGATCATTCAACGGTGCCTGTGGCCTATGAAAACGTCGATTTCTCACCACCACTCGAGGCAGACCCGTGGGTTGCCATTTATATCCGCAACGGGGCGGCAGACGTGATTACCATCGGCCCGAGCGTCACGCGCACCGGAGGGCTGATTCAGGTCAGCGTTTACGCGCCTGCAAGCGAGGGCACGCACGAAGCCAGGGAAATCGCGGACTCCGCTGCCGGCGTTTTCAATATTGTGCAATTCACCAGCGGGGCCGACGTTATAACGACCGGGCCTGCTTACTTATCGTCGCGCGGAACCAGCGACGGATATCACCAACTGGATGTAACAATCCCGTTTCAACGCGACACTTTCAACTAGGGAGACAATAACGATGGCAATACAGGACACCAACTCAACCACCTGGACGGTAAAGGCAGAATCATCGTGGGGCGCTGCTTTCCCCAGCGCGTCGGGGGTGGGCCAGCAGGTTCCGATCACCGGCGAGTCGTTGAGTCTGAACAAGACGCTCACGCAGGCCGAGACTATCCGCAGCGACCGAGCTCGCGCAGGCGCGGCGGTGAACACCAGCGGCGTTGAGGGCGACGTGAACTTCGAGCTCGCGCCTGTCGCCAACACCGAGGGCGTGGCTTTGCTGATGGAGGGGGCGCTGACGAGCACCTGGTCGGCTGCCGACAGCGAAACAGCCTCGGGATCGACTTCGACCCAGTTTACCGGGTTGACGACCAACACGGTCGAGAAAGGGCAGGTCATCAAGTGCGGGTCGGGCAGTAACGCCGGCGTTTACCAAGCCACTTCCGTGAGCGCGAGCACTGTTACCGTCGCTGGCGGCGGGCTGACAGCGGCCCAGGGCGGCGCGATCACCAGCAGGCGATTGGATAACGCTAGCAGCCCCAAGTCGTTCCTGGTCGAGAAGAACTTTCCCGGCGTGGACGCGGCCAGTGACTTTATGGCTTACAACGGCGTGCGCGTGGGCGGCATGGGCATCAACCTGGCCGCACAGCAGAACATAACCGGGTCGTTCTCGTTCTCGGGCAAGTCCAGCCAGGTCAGCGGCTCCAGCGTTTACGCGAGCACATCGGCACCAGCCTCGAGCAATCCGTTCTCGGCTACGGTCAACGCCGGCAACGTGGTCGTGGATGGCACGGTGGTCGATGCGACCAGCGGCGGCGCGGTGCGGTCGGTTGGCTTCACGCTGAACAACAACCTGCGGCAGACGTTCCAGGTCGGCAGCTCCGAGACGAGCGGCGTGTCGCCTGGCTTCCTCGACATATCGGGCACGCTCGAGGTCTACTACGAACAGAAGGCGCTCTACGACCTTCTGACTGCCGAGGCACCTGTGAGCTTGATGTTCTCGGCCCTCGACCAGACAGGCGACAAGGCCGTCGGGTGGTATTTCCCGCGCGTGTTCCTGTCGGGTGGGGCGGCTAATGTCAACAGCGGCAACGACGACGTGATATTGTCGCTCAACTGGACGGCGGTGCACGACGATGCGGAGGCGATCACCGCTCGTTTTTCGATAGCGTGACCATGAAGGAGGGCACAACATGGATCTTGATAGATTCCAAACCAACGAGGCGGCCGAAACAGAAGGCGTTTGGGTAGACTTGAGCGACACCGCTCGAGTGAAGGTAGCGCGGCTGAATAATCCGCGTTACCAGGCGCACGTCCAAGCCGCGATGAAGCCATATCGGCACCAGGTACGAGCAGGCACCCTGCCCGACTCGGTGCTCGAGAAGATCACCATTGAGGCAATGGCCTCAACGATCCTGCTCGACTGGAAGGGCGTGACCCGCGCGGGCAAGGCGCTCAAATACAGCTCCAAGGCTGCCACCGAGGCTCTGACCGACCTGCGAGACTTCCGCGAGTGTATCGCTGAGATCGCGCAGTCGGCCGAGATGTACCGGCAGCAGGCGGTGGAAGATGCCTCGGGAAACTGACCTCGTTCCTACGCTGGCAATTCCGGCACGCCTCGGAGGAACGCTGGCTCGTAGAGCTGGAAGCGGAGACAGGCTGGACACCCAATACACTCAAAGAGCGGCCCGACGTTTATGCCGACGTGGCGTGGATATGGTCGGCGTTCGTGGCGCTGTCAGGGAGTCGGCCGATCTCAATGGCCGGCGCTGGCTCCATCCCCCTGACCGAGGTGCAAGCGTATTGCGCGCTGCACGGAGTAACAGGCGAGGATCGCCTCGAGCTGATCGAGCTGCTCACCGTATTGGACAGGGAGTTCCTGGAGCTTAGCAATGGCCTTCGAGACAGGAATCAGGGTCAAAATTGACGCGAGCGGTGCCAAGCGTGGTGCCGAGCAGGTCAAACGAGCGTTTGCCAACATCAAG